GAAATGTTATTAACGTAATCACCAACTGAAATATTACTTGCTTCATTATCATCCGTAATGATAAATGAATTTAAATTAGTATCTGTTACAGGAACTGCATCATTATCATATAAATCATTATAAACCAAATTAATTTTTTCAGAAGTTTCAGAATTATTTGTATAACCATTGAAATAACATGCATGATATACATTAGAAACAACTTCATTAATATGTTCTGTTATATAATTATATGATAAGAAGTTTACACCGAAATATGTAGGAGTATCAGATTTAACAAGTTTATACATGAGATTCTTATTATTGAATAATGTATCCACTTGCTCCAAACCTCTAATGAAGTAATCATTACCACCATAACTGAAAGTATATCCTCCTGCTGTTGCATTTGTAAATGAATCTGTTTTATGATCTTTAAAATTAGTAATTGAAACTTTTTCTAATTTATTTCCTTGTGTACTTGTTGTTATTGTATCAATATCTCTGATAACTGCATAAGCATTAGCTTTATTACCGCCAATTACAGCAAATAATTGTACTGATTCATTTTCAACAGAAGGAATTGCATATGTACCATAATACAAAGTTTTATCTTCATATACGTAAATATCATTTGTATCTTTTACGACTGGTACTTCCTTAATAAATAATGATTTATCATCTGTTGATATAACATCAGAAACAATAGCTTGATTTGTTGTAAATTTCTTTCCTGTTGAATCTAACTTATAAACTTTATCTTTTATATTATATGAAACATTTAAATTTGGTTGCGCATAAACAAACTTTTCTTTTATTAAATTTGTTAATGTATCACCAGTGGATGTTTTAAACTTATTTATACTATTTTCGTCTAATATAATATAAAAGTTCGCTCCATATCTGCTATTTTTTGCTTTAACTGGCTAATTAGTTTTTGTATTATAAATGGCAAATGCCTTCATTGGTTTATCATTGTTTGCATATAAAACTCTAACTAATGCTGATGGTACTACATCATCTGTTAAATTTGCAGTTTCTCTACCATTAAATGATAAGCACCATGCTTTCTGACTATTAAACGTAGGGTCTTTAATGTCTGGATCAAATGCTTGTGTCTTTTGGAAATAATATGAAGGTACAACTATACCTGCATTTTCTATATCTGAAGCACTCATATCGCTTTGCGGATGTGCAAGATTCAAATAATAATTATCTGAATAAATACCTGTCTGAAGATTATGTCCAACCATATCAACAAGATACCCTGACTCGTTAATCTCACTTTCTCCAAGTTCTGATTCTGCTTGTTTATTTCCATCGAAATCAAATACCCATGTACCTGTACCGTTTTCATTACCTGTCTCAACATCAACGCCATTCTTATCATATGAAATAACTTGAAGAGCATCTTCATTAACAGACATCAAAAGGCCAGTACGTTCTGTATTAGCATTTACCTTTGATTCAATATACATGTAATTACCTTGTTTATCAGTAAAATCAGGAATAATAGTACCTGTCCAAGAACCAATAAATGTTACGCCTTCTGCTGAACATAAAGATGAAACTTTTGATTTAATTACACCTGTTTTGTCAAAATATTTACTCCAAATAGGATCACTCGCAAGAACAGGATAATTTGTCCAGTTACCTTTAATAGCAACAACTCGAATAAAATAATCAGAAATATAATCTGATGGACGAATCCATCCATAAGGGATGTTCTCATCACCACCCCACCATTCTTTAGCAGTTACATCATAACCAGTAATATTTTCAGGCTTATAAACAAGAATTGAAATTTCATCTGTACCGGTATTAGCAAAATTAAGTAAGTTCGTATGTTCATATGAACCTTGATCATTACTTAACAATCCATTAGCTGCAACACCTTGAAGATTATTCTTGGAAGGAACCCAGAATCTAGCACGGTCAAACAAACTTGCATATGGAGTTTTACCTACATAAGGAATTACTGCACCTTGTGTTGTACCATATAACTTATTATCAATAGTTTCCGCCTAATAATCGTATTCACCATATGTCTTTCCTGCATTAACAACTTTAGGATTAGGTTTACATGAGTCTAATGACATAGTTGCATAGTTTACCTAATCAGGACCATCAATTGATTCATCAACCTTCAATAAATTAAGAGCTAATACAGGGCCTTCCTTAAGCATAGTCTATGCCATTCTATTAAAGAAACAACCTTTCTACTCAAGCTTACTGTCAATATCACCAAAGATCTTCTGACGTTCAGATTCATATTGCATGAATACAGGACGGTTGAATGGACCTTTGTTATTAAAACCAGGTAACAAACGAAGTGAAGTAGGATTAGTTACTTCTCTCTGTGAGTTATCGATTTCTATAGTATAAATACCAGCTGATTTTATAGTAGATAAGTCAATAGAAATTTTTCCCATATTATGTTTTATTAAATAAATTTTCTTTTTATTATTTATCTATTATTCTTAACTGAATAAATTTAGAATAATAACTATAAACATTTTTATATTTATAAGATAGTAAAACAGTATAAAATAAAAAATGCTAACCTATAAAAATAGGTTAGCATTAAACTCATCAATTATTATAGTATGAAAGAATTTAATCTTCCAATGTCATTACCACTGATAATGTTACTGTTGAATCTTTATCACATGAATCCTTTACTTCTGTTGCATGAATATATACATCAGGAAAATCATACTTTTCTTTAAGTGCTTCTGCAATATCATCAAGAATTTTATAATTATCCACTACACATGAACAAACTTCATGTAAATCAACCTGAACAGATGCAGGAATATTACCTTCTCGTGGATATACAACATAATCATGAGTATTTTCATCCTCAAGAATTGCGCAAATCTTATCAAGAAGAATTTTCTTAATTTCATTCCAATCAATCTCTTTCTTCTTTTCAACAGGTTTTGCTTCAGATTTAAGTCTATCAAGAACAGACGGTTTAACTTGTTCTTGCTCTACTACAGGTTTTACCTGTTGCATATTAAGATTATTCTTAAACTTAATCTTACGAGATTTCTTATCCTTTACTTTATTTTTACGTGTATACTTAGGAATATTTACGTCATCGCCTATAGTATCAAAATATTCTGGATGATCTTCCTCTTTAATCTTTCCGTGCTTTACAGCTTCATCATATTCAGGATCATTATCCTTATTAATACTAGTATAAAGTGAATCATCGTAAGAAACACCTCCATCATCAACATTCAAATCAATATCTGCAACATTATCATCTTCAATAGGCATTTGAACATCAATGTAAATCTTATCTCCATCAATCTTCCAATTCTTAATAAACTCATCAGAAATACCAAGTTTTGAAAGTGTATCTGATGCAAGATCTTTGAGATCTTCTTTTTTATTCTTAAGTTTAGACTTAATATCTTTACACTTATCCTTACAATCAGTAAACATATCTTCTGTTACCTTATACTTATTCTCTATACCCAATACATCACAGAATGAATCCATAATACTATTAGTAGAATCGATAACTTTCTTTTTGTCTACATTAGACAACTTACCAAATTCATCCTTAACAGATTTCAACAACTTCTGATCCGCGTTAGACAAGAGTTCTGAAATATTCTCTTTCTTCATAATTAATTCAATTTAAAAATTTATGTTATTACTTTTAAATATTATATAATAATTATTATCAAATGTCTAATCCATCTAACATATCATTAGAAAAATATTTAGACCAATATATCTTTTGTGTATAATTATTATCACGACACCATTTAATCACGTCATTAATATCCCATTTAAACTTATTAGATGAATATGGATTTTTATTTGGTAATCCTAAATCTTTCTTTAGTTTCTCCCACATAAAAACATTATATCCTTTCTCTAACATTTTCATCGCATGTTCATTTCCAGTTTTATCAGAATCATATACAAACCAAAATGGTAAATCAATTCCTATGGATTTAGAGGCTCCTGACGTTGCTATACAATTTGGTAAAAGAAATGCATCAAATGGACCTTCTGTAACAAGAATAGGCCTATATAAATCAATATTAAATATATTAAATACAGTTGATAATGCTTCTACATTTGACGGTATTTCAATATCATCTTTTAATATCTTATTATGAATTTTTGATAAAGACATAGTAAGATACTTCGCTTTTTTCTTTCCTGTTATATCTCTTATTTGAATACCGAATACTTTATCTGTATCAACTATATTTAAAATAACTATATATTTCCCCCTTGGATCATATAAAAAATTATTAAAATTATATTGACATCTATCTATTAAATAATTATATCCTTCTACAGAATTTATATTATTTTTATCAATCTCATATAATCCTAAATATTTCTTTATATAATCTTTCTTTACGGAATATTGTATAACAGAAGATTTATCTAAAACTTCTGATGTAACTTCATTTGAATTTGTATGGAATGGTGTTAAATTAGTTACATGTTCATTAACATAAGAAATTGCGGATAATGACATCGGTACATCAAATGCTCTAAAAAAATTATTAATTTTCATAAATTTTCCACAATTGAAACATTTAAAATTTCCAGACCAATTTCCTTTAAGAATAAAATGTGCACGTTTCTTTCTTACATCTGTTGCTGAATCACCACAAAATGGACATGCAAAATTTAAGCCATCTACTGTCTTCTTTATTTGTTGCTTATATGGAATTCCTCTAAATTCATGTTGTAATATCTCAGACAATTTTGATGTTGTCTCTTCATAAAACTCATCATCTGACATATTCTTAATTGTCAAAGATGATGTATCAAATATATTACTATCCATATTAACATTTATACAATGTATATTCTTTTTAGTCTGTTTTTATAAATATAGATTATTAATAAATATTTAAATATATAAATTATATATTATGAAATTAAGTAATAATTTTTCTTTAGAGGAACTTATCAAATCAGATACAGCTAATAAATATGGAATTAAAAATAATCCAAATCAATTGGAATTAATCAATTTAAAAAATCTTGCAACTAAAATTTTACAACCTATACGTGAAGCATATGGTAAACCTATTATCATAAGTTCTGGTTACCGTTGTTCATAGTTAAATTCAAAAGTTGGTGGCGCAAGAAATTCGGATCATTTATTTGGTGCTGCTGCTGATATACATACAGTTTCTAACACATATGAAGATAACAAAAAATTATGGGATTTAATTATCACCTTAAAGAATAAAGGTAAGATTTCATGTAGATAGATTATTTGGGAATATGGTAATAAAAAATTAGGTCCCAAGTGGATTCATATAAGTGTAAATCATATAAAAAATATACAAAAGAAAAATCAATTAGTTTTTGTTGGTATTTAAAATATAAAAGGATAGAGATGTATTTCTCTATCCTTTCCTTTATTTTATTTAATTACATTACTATAATTATTTTTATAATATAATAAAACAGCTATAGTATACCATAAAGCTTTTTGTAATTCTTTCATATCTACCCTATATGCTGAAAAATCTTTGTTAGATGTATAATACGATGCAATATTTGCTGGAGGTCCATATTCTCTAGCTTCATATCCATATATTATTTGTGTCGTATATTTATCATCATACTTAAATTGAATAATAAACTATGCGGCTGGTTTAAAGCCATATCCAATCAAATCAAAAGTTTCCTATGAATTAAAGAATTTACCTGTATATATAGGTTCATCTAATTCTAATACTTTACCACTATTTCTATTACCCATCCTTGCTTTATATAAAAATAATTCAAGAATATCATTACATTTTTTCATGGTATTATATTTCTTAATTACAAATGGTAATATCTTTTCAATTTCACCTTTATCTATTATAGAATTAAAATCACGTGATTTATTTCCAAATATACCGAATGAAGTTGTTTTCTCTTTTATTTTAGGTAATAATGGATTATTATAATTACTCTATGTAGCATATCTTAATTTTGCTAATATAGTTAAACATATTTCATATAACTATTGTTTAGTAATTACTGTATTATCATCTAACTATATAGTATTACCAATAGGGTCATCATTAATTGTCATATTATTAGTTAATATACAAAATGTACCTTCAACTACTTTAGTTTTAACAATTTTTATCCATGTTATATAAACACAATGTTTATCATTGTAATAAAGTTTCTGATTCTCATCTGTTGTAACATCTCTGAAATACAATTTATATTTAGGAGTTTCTATCTTATAAAAAGATTTCTTTAATGTAAAATATGTCATATCAAGAATATCATATATTTCACTGCAGATTTCATATAAATCATTATATGAACGTTTTACAAAATCATATACTTCATCATAAGATTTAATACCTGGCGGTAATTGTTTCTATACCTTTGGTTTCTCATTCTTTACTTCTTTTGTTTTATCAACTTTAACCTAATCTTCTTTCTTTACTTCTTGATTAAGTTTTTGATTAACCTATGTAGTTTTCTAAGAATTTACATTAATTATATTAGTAACTAATTTACCTCCGTTATTAATATACTCTTGCTTTATTTCATCTATTGTGCAACCTAACTATAGTAAACGTTTACCGACTAATTTAAATGTCTTTATATCATCAATATCCTATTCATTTTCTGGACATTGCTTCTTCATTATAAGAAGAGCAGCTACATATCTCGGTAACAACTATTCTTTCGTCTATGTTGATCGTGGTTTAATATTTTCAGCTTCAGTTGATTTATTTCGTGAACATGTAGATGCTATACTTAACCAAAGTTTCTTATCTATAGTTCTCTAAACACGTGCTTCATTCAAACAATTTACCAATGATTCATATAGTGATTTAATTATCATAATTTCAAATAAACAATTTGATATTTACATTATTTATTTCATGTCATAGAAATATCCATATGTATTAAAATATGCTAAATCTTCTTGCAATAAATTAAATAATGGTTCAACTTGTTCAAATAAATTCATATATCTAGAATATGTATCTGTTTTAATAAAGTTAATATTCACTATTAATTTATTTTGCTCATTATCTACTTTTACATCTAATTTACAACTATAACAATGATATGCAACATTATTTAATTTATAAGTAATCATATCTTCATAATGTTCGATAACATTATATGTTGTTATTCCTTTTGGTTTACATATTAAACCTAAACATAAATCTCTAAGTAATTTTCTTATTCCATAGTAAGTCTCTTTTGTTCTAATCAACAGATTAGAAAGAGTCTCAGCAATTGGGGTCAATCTATCATAATCTGTTATTTTTCTTTTATACTTAAGAGAATATACATATATACAAAACATTTTTGTTAATTCGTCATCAATATATGATTGCTCATTAATTTTAATATTAAAAAATTTTAATATTTTATTTTGTATTGGTTCTTTCCAAGTATAATCATCAAAATAATGTTTACATGTCTTTGTAAATAAAAACCACCCGCAAAATAAATTATGTGGATTAATATCATTATCATGAAATACTTTAAATATATACTCGTTCGCTTTATTTAAAATAACATCATTATCATTTGTAGATAATATATCAATTATACTGTTTGATTCTTCTAACATGATTCTTGAATTGTTTTCATTAACTTAAACTTTTGATTTCCAAAATCAATAAATGAATTTAATCTATTAACATCAAAATCAAAATTTTGTTTAAATAATTTAAAATTTAATCCTTGTTCATTTGGTTGCTTAAGTAAGTTACATACATAAACACTTATCTTATCATATGAAGATAACCCATATGTTTCAACCAATGCTTTCTTATAAATATGTAATTGAATTGTATATGTATTCATATCACATTCATCTAACATATATGCAGGTCCTTGAAGTTTCTTTCCGTATTTAGATGATGTCGTTATTCCATCCGTTGTTTTCCAATCTATAATAATATATGCATCGGTATTCTCGTCATAGAATAAACAATCAAATCTACCATTAATTAATCCATCTTTTGGTGTCTTGCAATATAATGGTAATTCTCTTGCTACATACTTATAATTTGTCTTTGTTAATATATAATTATAAAAATCATCAAATCCTTTACAAATAGATTTCAATCTATCATCATAATCATAACCATTATCTAATTTCCATAAGTCTAATTTATCTGTTTCATTATTAAGATTCATCCCTGCATAATCATCAAGTAGTGAACCATACCTTTTTGATTCAGATGATTTTGCATGCCATGCTTCCAGAATTTGAGTTGCATCCATACCAGCATATTTATAATTCGGATCATTCAAACCTTTCTTAGCACATATTTCTGCTTGCACTTGATCATCAAATTTTTTCTTTATATATTCATTACAAAGTTTTGAAACAGATACACAACCTTTATATTCTTGCTTTATCTAATTATTTTTATCTTCAATAATTTTCCTTATATCTTTCATATATTGTTAAATATAGTTTATCTATTATTTTATAGATAAAATAATAGATAAAGTTTATAAATTAAAAAGAGATTACTACATTAAAGTAATAATCTCTATATTAATCTAATTTAATTGTTGCTATTGGAATAATATAACAATCTAATATTTCCATATTAGTTTCTTTAAAATCTTTTAATGTCTTAACATTATTCCATGCAGTATCATCATCTTTCTTATTATATTCCATATGGAAATTATCTTTAATGCCATATGTGAGTTTTATGTTTCCTTTATTATCATATATAAGAATTCCATCTGATATTAATTCTTTTATATCTAAATTTTCAGGAACATTAAGTTTATTGAAATAATCTATTCCTTTTAATACCGCATCAGAATTATTAATTAATAATTGTAAATCTGCAGTAGTGGCAATATTAAACTTCATATCTTCTATATCTTCCTTAAATAAATCCTTTGTATATGTCCGAACAAAAGATTTAAGTTCTTTCATTATATTCTTCTCAGATATTCTTTCATTCATGTCTAATGAAACTTTAATAAGATATGGAGTTATAAGTTTTATTGTTTTTAAATCTGTTGATATATCAGCAATAACACCAATTGGTAAAAATCTAGGATTTATATATCTGTCATCATTAACTTCCTAAATGATAGTTTGCATATCTACTGTATCATAATATAAAATATCTCCTATACATGGTATCATAATACCACGTATGTCATATTCTCTTGTTTTATTATAAAGATTTTTATGTATATTATTATCCTACATTTCTTCCATTTAAATTAAGTTAATTGTATTTTAATGTGAACACTGGTAAAAATTCAATTCTTGTTAATCCTAAAAGATTCTCTATTTTTCGTTTTTCACTTATTTTAGGAATCCATCGATAATATTTTCCTTTATGTTGCGATAATAATCCATGTTTATAAAGTCTTTCTATAAACTAATCATGTCTATCATCACCCCATATTGTTTTAATAATATCTAATAATGTATATAAATTTTTATTAACAAAATCTAATAGAGCAATCTAAGGAATTTTATATCTAAATGAACTTAAATCTATAACAGATGTTCTCTAATATTTATTACAATATCTATCAAACATATCTTTTAAATATGCAGGTATAAAACTAGGATTCTATACATATCTATACGGTATTAATAAAGGTTCAGTTGTCAAATAATTCTTCATTAATACATCCATTGTCATATCATCATTTACCTAAACAACTATACCTACTATAGCTTTATCATCTTCAATACCACATCTTTCTTTAGACATCGTATCAAACTATTTTGTTTCATAATTATATACAACTAAATCACCAAATTTAGGTTTTATTATATTGTATATACTATCATCATAGCTTTCATCTATTATATTATAAAATTCGTCATCAAAGACTTCATCAAATGTATGCACAATAACTCATTTATAATAAATTTAAATTATTTATTATAAATTGTTAAAATAATTTAGGTGTATTATCTTCATGTACGATAACAGATGAATCTTTAATAAATGTATCTTCTTTATGTGTTTTACTCCATATTGTATCTATTAACTCTATATTACCTCCAATATTTACATTTTCTAATACGCTAATATCAGAAATAGGATTATGTGAAGCAATAAAGCAATTATTGATCCTCTTCGCAATTCCTGATATATCAGAAATATTACAATGATCACATACCAATGAACCTAAAATTTCTTTTGGACATCCATCTAATGATGTTAATTTAGGATTATTAAATATATATACATTTCCATTTACAATATCAGGAAAATTCTTTAACGATTTCAATGAACCATGTGAATCATCCGATATATTACCATACCAATTAATAGAACCATTTATCTGATGAATCTTTACAGGAAACTCATCATATTGCTTATCAAATATTATAATAGAACCATCTACTATAATATTATTATTTTCATCTCTATATACATGAACATACTTATCATTAAGCATATTCATTAATGTTAAAACTTCATTATCCATAATGTTTATTATTTAAAATTATTAATATTTTATGTTATCATTTATCTTAGTTAATATTTATATATGTAAAAATAGTCATAAGTAATAGAAGAACTCTATCACCTATGACTATCGTAAAATTATTTATTTAATATGTTTTTATTATTACTTCTGATTCTCATCAGCTTCCTTCAAAAACTTCTTCTTTACATCTGTTGCTTTAACTGGAAAATTCTTCTTTTCTGATTTCTTTGTATCAGCAATCTCCTCATCTGTCATCTCGACCTCTGCAATCTTACCATCCTTTGCATAACGTGCCTTAGCATCATTATATCCTACAAGATAAGAACCTGGGTCCTTCTTAAAATGCTCTGCTTCTTGCTCAAGCAATGCCTTAACCATCTTTGTATTAATCATACCAGGATGTGAAACATACAATGTATGCTCCCAAAGTTTCAATGCCTTACCATATGCAATTCGAACACCTAGGTCTGCATCATGTGTATCTCGTACACAACGTGTTGCAACACCAACGGAAAGCATCTTAGTAATAGGTGCAAGAAGCTCATCATACTCATCTACAAACTTCTCAGTAGACTTAGGTACATAAACGATCTGTCCTGTTTCTGGGTCCAATACATTCTTTGAAGGAATCTCATATTCATCTTCAACTTCAATTGGACGTGTTACAACTGCATCATCATTCTTCATGGGAATTGAAACTGCAACCATTGTAAAATCACGTACCATTCCACGATAATCAGTAAACTTGCCTGTAAGCGTTTCGTACTTATACTCAGGCTTAAACTCATTCTTCTTTGTCTTATTCATTACAAAATTACATTAAATATTTGTTACTAAAAAATCTTTATTCAAAAATCTTTAAACTATATTAAAAATAATTCAAATTGTCTACTTTATTTGAATATATTTTTAATTTTTTCTATTAATGTTTGTTTCTTCTTAAAATAAACATATTGTGAAAAACTCGTATAGAACTTCCATCCTATCTTTTCATATTGCATAATAAAATCTAAAAATTCTGCACGAGTACATCCACTTATATTACATAATTTAAATATGTTTACTACAAGAAACTCATTATTATTCCTTTTAATTAATCGTACAACACCATTTGGAAAATTACTAATATTTTTATGCTTCAGCTGTTCCAGTTGCTGTTGTGTCATCCTTAGTTGTGTTGCCATACTTCTTACTGTTTAAGTCCAATCCCTTTGCTCTACGTGTCGTCTGAATAACAGCTTTAACAATGCATGCAAGATAACTAGTCAAGTCAGATGCATATAATCTATTTGTATGTGGATTAATTGTTTGATCTATTACATCATAACAAAAAGAAACAAATCTATTAAAATCGCTATATTCCGAAATTGTATCAATACTCAAAATCTTTGCCTGAAGTTTCAATGAACATGATTTACAATCATTAACAAGTTCAAACCAATGTGTCAAGAACTTTCCCATATCATGAATAAAATTATCCTTCAAACCAGGAAATTGTTCATTTACTTCATTAATCATCTTTGTAAATACAGGAAGTGAATTACCACCATCAATATGTTTATTAAGTGTATTCATCAACTCCACATATGCATTTTCGTCGTATTTCTTTACCATATTAAATTTAAATTAAAAATAAAATTTATATAGTATACAAAGTATTACATTTATTGTTTATAATCATGATATTAATAAATGTTAAACGAATTAAAAGAAAAGTGAGATTAAAAATATTATCTAATCTCACTTCAGTCTAACAATTAAAAATATTATTTATTATGAACACATTTTCTCTTTCAACTTCAGCAATGCAGGATTATCTTCTAATACACATGATGTTGAATTCACTGGCGTTTCTACACGCTTTGGAAATTTATCTCTATTCATTTCCATTTTTTGCTTCTTATAATATTCACGTGTATGTGAAGACTTATCTGATTTGAACATACTATTCATTGAATCAATATTCTTACGAACAAGTTGGATAGCTTCAAGTCCTGTACAATTAAGAAGTTTCTGAATTTCCTCAATTGTATTTGTAAGAACAGCTGCGTAACTCAATTGCTTAATATCAGGAACAGAATTCTGAACGATGAAAAATGCAGTGGTTGCAGTAGAAATCAAATCATCCAATTTATTCATACGTTCAACCATAGTATCATTCATAACGGCATAAACATTATCAACAATATTATATCCAGAATTAAATTCGTCCCAAGAGAATTTAACTTCATTACCTTTTACACGAAGAGTAATTCCATCTTTTTGTTTACGTACAATACGTATTTTCTTATTCTTATATTCCATAATATATTATATTTTAAAAGATTAATAAATGATACCACATGCCTGAAGTAACATACACCATGTCATCTCCATTGCATCATCAAACGAGATACTCATATCTGATGGGCAACACTGCTTAACAGTATTCAAGAACCAAATCTTAAAATTAATTTCGTCCTTATCATTATTATATGCGTATGCTCTCTTCAATACAGTATTATCTGTACCAAGCGGTAAAATCAACTGTGTACTCATTACTTTACGTACATCAGAAATTCTCTGGTCGTCGATAAATTCAGAAACAACAAGAAGACGAACAGTAAAGTTATGAACTGCATTTGAACTAATCTTTTTCATATTCATTTTTATTTTTAATTGTTTATTGTTTTATTAACGATACAAAGATACACATAATATTTGGAATAAAAAAATAAATATAGTAATAAAAATAAATTTTTAATAAATGGAAGAGAATAATTATATCCAACGTTATTGTAAGAATTGTATTTTCTATAACCCTGATGAAAATTGGAATGAATGTAAATCAGGTTTATTCGGACATACATATGCAAATGATCATGGTTGTTGGTGTTGGAAATTAAAAGAAGAAAAATAAAATATAGTTATGTAAAATAATATATTGTATAGTAAGTAATATTTTTAAATTTATATTTCAATAATAAATAATAAAAAATATAAATTTTATTATGGATAAAATACAAAAGAAAAGACTTTATGAGTCAATAATGAAAAGTATTTCTAAAACAGTAAAAGGAAAACTTAATGAAGATTATGTTGATGAAGATGATGAGAACGAAGCAACATATTTATGCAAAGAAACAAGTAAAGGCGGTTATATATATTTAATTTTAAATAAAACAATTGAAGAATATGAGGAATTTTTAAGAAATCATGCAATAAAAGGAGTATATTACTTTGATGAATTTACCGCATGGGTAATAACAGTTTCACCTGATACTAATATTAATTTTTTAAGAAAATTAAATAATATATTAGTAGAAAAAAATGAATATTATTTCTTTACATATAAACAAGTAAAATTACCAAATGCAGATTTATATGCAAGTTTATGTGAATATATGTCAAAAATTTTTGGTGGAAAATATGATAGATGATAGAAAATATATTTAACAAATTATATGTTTTCTGTTAAAAAATAATTAATGTGAAAAGAATAACTTATAGTAATTATTCTTTTCACATTTTTATTTTATTGTGAAGTTAACATAACAGAAAATCTAGAAAACCCATTATGTTTCTCTACTTCTATTATCTCATCAAAATTCTCAAGGTATAAATCAGTGTGTGAAACAACAAAGCAATTCAACTTATTGTCTTTTGCAAAATTCTTAAGGAATTCCAATACAGCTCCAGAATTTGAGTTATCCAATGTAGATATTACTTCATCTAACGTAAATGTATTAATAGATGGGTATCTGCGCTTAAGTAACTTAAACAAACTACATAATACAACAATATCTACACGTGTCATCTCACCATCACTTAATGTAACCGGATCCAATTCATTTCCCAAGTCTTTAAGATGTGGGTCAAACTTACTATCAAATTCTAATCCATAAGGAACATTTAATAATATAAGATTATCTTCTATCTCTTTATTTAATAAAGGAAGATAATTATTAATTACCTTTTGCTTTACACCATCTATAGAATAAACCAATGATAAATTCTATAAATCCAACATCTATTGATTTTTATCTTCAATACTTTTCTTAATTACATTAAGTTGATCTGTTGTTTTCTTTATAATATTCTATACAGCTTTATATTCAGAATTAGACTTTAATTTCTCTTGTATCACAAGATTTTCGGAATTAAGTGTATTTATACTCTAATTAATTTTTGATACAGCAGACGTAATTTTATTAAGATAATCTGTAACAACTTTACTATTATCAGTAAGTGTCTTCATCTATCCTTGTAATGTAGTATCAATATTCATTTTATCTTGCATTAACTTATTAAGGTTTTCTCTTAATTCATTAAACTATTCAGATGAAAATGAACATCCACATGTTGGACACTTTTCCTATTTAAATAGATTTATCTTCTCTTGAATCTATCTTATATTAACAGAATTTTCAATTTGCTTATTCTTAATAACATTAAATTGATTTGATATTTCCTATTGTTTCTAAACATATTGGTTATATCCATCATTTAATGTTTTTAATTTCTTATTATTTTCTTCTATCATTAAATTATTTTCCTATATCTTATCTTGATTTTCTTTTGACTATACTTTCTACTGAATTTGAATTAACTCATTATTAGCGTTTTGAATAGTCTAATTTAAAGAGAATATGGTAGAATTATCAGCGTTAATAGATGAACCTAAATCTCTCATATCTTTCTTAAGATTCTCAAAAACAACATTAATAATTTCCAAATCAAAAACTCTATCAATGATTTGTTTTCGATCTGCTGGTGACATTTTAAGGAATGACTTAAACGATTTCATAGATATAGAAATCATATTTGAATAAGTTGCTTGAGGAATATCGATAATTTCAGAATCAATAAATGACTATGCATCTTTTGTACCGTAATTCTCTATATTCTCATTATCTTTAAAAACAGTTACACCATTGGGTGAAAATTTTCTTTCTATTACATAAGTATGCTAACCTTGCTTAATTGTTCCTCGCATCCAACCATTCTTATTAATGCGGTTTGCTATAGAAGTCTTTGGAACCTTCTCCAACTTTCCATATAACAATAAACATGGTAATGAAAGAATGGCTGACTTTCCAGCGCCACTTTGTCCCTTCAATAGGATTAACTTTCCTGTATCATCATAATTAATTTCCTATACCTACTCACCATAAGAAAATAAATTACGAAATTCAATTTTTTCTATCTTCATATTTTAGTAATCATATCTATTTAATAGTAAAAGAAATAATTCAAACAGGATCATCAATGGACTCGCAATTAATGAAATAATAAACATTTTTATCTTATATTTTCTATCTATATTTTCATTATCTTTTGTTATATATAAAAAATATCCATATGTTATTAATCCTATTAAAACATATACTACTATGAATATTATATTATCCATATAATTATTTGTTTAACTTTTTTAATTATAATTAAAGGATATAACAAATAAATGCTATATCCTTTATAATAATTAATTTATTTATTATGTTAAACTTCATTCATCTCATTTTCTGCTTGTTTAAGTCTTTCTCTACTTATATTCTTCAATCTTTCTTTAGTATCATCATCAACATCCAATTGTGATATTGATTCATTTATAAGTTCTTCAATAGACAACTCTTTATATTCTTCATCATCTATATTATCTAAATCATGATGTGACTTATTAACTATAATCTGAACTCTCTTTGCATTAGAGAGATTTGCCATGTCATAAATAGTTCCTGACTTATATTTTCTTAAATCTGATTCTTCTATAATAATATCATTATAATTATTATCAAGAAATTCATCTCTTTCTTTTACTGATAACTTTAAAAAATCTTCAACTTTTATTTTATGAAATATGGGACTATAAGCATTTTCTTCAAATGATAATTCATTATTGGAAAAATCTAATTTATAAATTCCTTTAGTATTTCCTATATCTGATCTTCTTAATTGATAAGGCGAGCCTACATAAATAACATTTCCTAATTCTTGACGTTTATGTATATGTCCTGAAAAGATTCGTCCTTTAAATATATTTGAATCAACTGCACCTATAATTGTCATGCCATTATCAAATTTCATTTGTGAAATATCAGTATGCATCCATGCGTAATTAGCTTTTCCTGAATAATCTAGCAATACTTTGTTTTCTTCTTCATGTGAACCTAAATAAGGTATCGCAATGATATTTGATAATATTTTAGTTGATGGTTTAATCTTAATAAGTGTCGGCTCTTTTATAACTGTAACATTAGGAATATTTTCCAAACTTCTTAATGATGTATTACCTTTATTCGTTCTCTTAGATAAATCATGATTTCCATTGATAATATAAACAGGTAATAATTTACCTAAATCTTCAAATATATCAATAGTTAAATCATTTACATTAATATCGATAGATTTTCTATCATCATAAACATCTCCCAATACTGCTAAAAAATAATTAGGGTCATTTGCTATTAATGATTTAACATAAGGAATAAACCAATTATAAAAATAAGATGATATATTTTCTTGCCATTCTTCTGATGCAGATCTAACACCTAAGTGAATATCTGCTAAGAATAAACATTTATTTGCCTTTATCTATATTGTTTTCTTTGTTGTTGTCATTTAAGAATAATTTATGTTTCTAAAAAATAGTTATTAATTATTATATAAGAAAAAGAGGAAATAGTTTAATTTTTGTTAAAACTATTTCCTCTTTTTGATTGACATTAATATGATCATAGTAATTCTAAATCATATCTTGTTTATTATAAATATATCCTTTTAGGATTGCCATTGTTTCTAAAAATAAAGATGAATACATAATATTAACACATTAACAATTTACATTATTTATTATCCATTACAATCAAAATCAAATGGCCGTATTGCCATTTGATGTGTGTTAATAATTTCATACTTCATCTAATTAAACTTAACTTTGGTTAAGCTACATATACCATTCCGCTAGTACCAATATAGGCAACAGTACCATCACCCATCTTAATAGTATTTGCTTCAGCATATGCATTACAGTATGCTTTACCAGCACGCTTCAATAAACTAATAATTTTACTCATAATCTCTAACGTAACTTTAATTTTAAAACTTCTTTTTAACCATCTAATTTTTAACTATCAAATTTTGAAAATTACATTGGAATAAGTCCAGCTTCATAAACGGATTTATTCATAATGTAGCTTCCATTGCAATATGCATTCCATGCATATTTAACTGCATTAATAATTGTTTTCATAATCTTTAACGTAAATTTATTTTTAATTTTAACTATCTTTATAACATAACCATCGTTAAGATACTGTTTGTGAAAACCGTATTTTAATTTCTTTTTATATTATAATTTACTTTAACTAATCAATTTATAACTATCTTACATTTTATTTATCTAATTGTTTTCAAAAAATATGCTTTATAACATAAAATTATAACATTTTCTGATCTAGATCTGTTAAATTGTATCATTTTGTTCCAAAATTTACATTAATCATCATTTAATGATTCAGTTTCCCAAGGTTTATGAGATCTAAATGCTTTCTTTGTTATATCCATAAACGTAGGATTATCAATTCCTCCATCTACCTTCTGATACATGATTTGATTTGTTGTTTCTGATGTTAATGGTCCGCATTCTTCTTTCCACGGACCTAATTTAATATAATCAAATGTACCATGATGAAGTGGAAATACTTCTCTTCCCGAATACCACCCTGTATGTAAATTTGGATATTTATCTTTCACATACATAGATAATCTAACAACTTCCTGAGGATTATTATCACCGCCCATAAATCCTACACATGTAATTCCTTTATTCTTATCTATAAGTTTATCCAATACATCTTCTGTTAATTCTTCACCTATATCATCTGCAAGATAAGATGAATGACAACCTATACAATGATTTGGACAGCCTGATATATTTAATGCAAGAGTAACTTCATCTGGAAACTCTCTGAATACAACTTCATCAATTACATATTTAAGATATTTTCTATTGTTCATAAAATAAAAAAGAAACGTTTAAAATATTTATACTTCAAACGTTTCACTTTGTCTAAAAATTAAAAATTTAAAAATATGAAAATTATGTATTTTATTATTTAACCTTAAAATGAAGTTCTTCAATTTCTTCTTCATAAGGTGCCGATGCCATTTGATACTCTTCAGGAAGATTAATCCAATTAGAATAAAGAATATCACGAGTTTCAAAATAGTTACATTTTGTCTCATAATAATACATCATACGAATCTGATGACGTTTATCTTCTGTAAGTTCGCCATCAAATGTATACATTAATGGCTTATGAGTTCCATAATGTGTACGAACAACAAGAATATTCTCTTTCTTATCTTTATCAACTTCATCCTTATAAGGATTTTCTCCATGTCCATCATATGAATCAAAGATTTCTTTTGCTAAACGCTCACGACTTGTCATCTTCTTTGTATATGTAAAATTATGAAGATCCAACTTCACAACAGCAGTAAGATAATCCATATTATCTATAATAGCATCTGTCAACTTCTCCGATGATTGAATATCATAAGTCTTCAAAAATGAATATAGCTCATTATATGAAAAATGTTTCTTCAATACATTACAAAGAGTAGTAAACAAAAACTGCTGAATACCCTTATAACCCAAATTATATGTGGTGTTCTTATTATTAAGAGAAATGAACATATTTCTTACATCATTCTCTATCTTAATTGAAGAACTACTTGTACCGTTGAAAATATCAATAATATCCATAATTTTTATTTTTTAATTGTTTGTTACTTTGTTATTTTATTTGTTATTACAAAGATACACACAATTTTTTGAAATAAAAAATATTTCTAAGAAAAACTTCAATTTTTCTTCAAAATTCTTAAGAAAAACATAAGAAAACTCGCAAAATTTTCAACTTTTTTCTCAACCAATACATCTATACTGTAACGAATGAAAATACTTATTTAAACACGTTATAACGCGCGTACATTATTATTAAATATAAAGGATATGTTGATTCATTATTTTTTCCTTAGAACCTGAAACAGTAGCGGCACATATACCAGATTTTGACTAACCTAATTTTGTATCGATATTAGCTGCCATCGTCTATAACAATGTCATAAGTTGTGTAGCATTAACAGCGCATGTATTAGGTGTTGTTCCTTTTATACGGACAGCAGATGTTCCATTTAATGTTATAACCTTTCCCTCTATATTAACTTCATTACCTGATGTTATATTAATCTACTATGGTGCCTATATATAAACCTTACCGTCTGTTAACTATATTTGTACACCTGTTGTCTCGTCAGGACCATAATGAATAGTTATAGTATTATCAGGTGTCATCTACATATAAGAACCTTTATAATATAAAGCTAAACCAGAACCTGGTTGAAACTTAATAGACAAATCATATTCCGAGTCATAAAGAAGAACCTATGAACCTGCATAATCAGACGCCAATTCCTCTGAAAGTTTTCTGTCCAATGTATTTGTTCCATACCATTCCATGGAGTTTACATCATCCTATGCAAATCTAACTCTTACCTTTGTTCCTACACGTGGTATAGAAATCTATCCACCACCTGAACCTGAAAACATACCACTTCCCGCGTAATTACACCATGGTAAATTCTCTGTTGATATGTTATCATGTAAACCTGCAACCCTAACTTTTACTCTTCCTGAACATGTTGGATCATCAATAGACTCAACTACACCAGTTTTTACCTTTTTTGTATTATTTTTACTATCTGCCATATATCTAAATTATTTAGTTTCAATTAATTATAAACTTTTTTCAATTTTTATTAAAAATATTTCTTAAAAATGTAGACTTTTT